GAGGGTGAAATAATCCCGTTCAGCGGTGTCTGCCAGTCGGGGGGAGGCTGCATTATCCACGCCGGAGGCGGTGGTGGCTTCACGCACTGACTGACAGACTGCTTTGATGTGCAACCGACGACGACCAGCGGCAACATCATCACGCAGAGCATCATTTTCAGCTTTAGCATCAGCTAACTCCTTCGTGTATTTTGCATCGAGCGCAGCAACATCACGCTGACGCATCTGCATGTCAGTAATTGCCGCGTTCGCCAGCTTCAGTTCTCTGGCATTTTTGTCGCGCTGGGCTTTGTAGGTAATGGCGTTATCACGGTAATGATTAACAGCCCATGACAGGTAGACGATGATGCAGATAACCAGAGCGGAGATAATCGCGGTTACTCTGTTCATTGCTGACCCCACAAACAGATTTCACGCTCAATCTCACGACGAGTCATGAGACCTTTCCATTGCTTACCGCCAGCATATGTCCAGCGACGTAGCTGATCACATGCGCCTTTGATATCGCCCTGGTTTATTTTGCGAAGAAGCGTCGATGTTCTGAAATTGCCAGCACCCACGTTGTAAACGAATGAGTAAAGAGCGCCGCGCGTTGTTTCCGGTATATCGACTTTGATGTACGGGTTAATTTGTCTGGCGACAGTGGCAAGGTCTTTATTCAAGAGTGCTTTGCATTCTGCTTTGGTATACGTTTTACCGAGCATGATGTCTTTTCCGGTGTGTCCGTGACATACAGTCCATACGCCAACGATATCTTTGTATGGTACGTAGCTGACACCTTCCAGACCATCGTTACCACTTGGGCCAGTAATTAACACTGATGCTATAGCAATTGCTCCGCCACCAATAGCAGCAGCAACGGCTTTTCGTAATGATGGAGGCATTATTCACCTCTCGCAGCCTTGCGCTTATCTTCTTTAATCTTGAAATAAAGGTTTGTCAGGTACGTCAGCAGGCCAAATACCAGGCTACCCAGCACACCTATTGCTGCCCACTGTGAGGGCGTGACTTTATCGAGCAGCTGTAAAAACCAGTAACCGGCACTACCTGCTGAGGTGCCATAGGCGACACCCGTTGTTAACTTATCCATGGATTTCATAACCCCACCTCGCAGACAAAGCGGGTGTAAATTGAGGGAATACAACGTATCGCAAAAAAGCAGAAACGTAACAGACTCGGAGTCAGTGAATAACTCAGGTATTGGGTTATCAGCTAATATCGAGACTCAAAAAATGGAAAAACCCGCTCGACGGCGGGTTTAAGCTGTGTGACGAAGTAACCACTCTTAACAGCATAACCAATTTTTTACGTACGTAAACCACTAAATGATATTTGCGAGAATGCTACCGAGTATTGAAAACACCACTACAAATACATAAGAAAATCTCAACAAATAACCAATAAATAATTTCCAGTGTTATTTTTAGCCGGTTTAAATTGAACCTTCAAATTATAGAGCACTTATAAATAACAGCCGTTAATATAAATTGGCTAATAGATTTATTTTTATTCAGCCAAGAGCCATGAATAGGATTCGATAGAAAAAAGTTCAGATAAAAATAGAGATCTACTTCACAAATCAAACGAGAAACTAAAACTTACATCTTGAAATAATCACATTGATTAGATGAATATTTATCGCGCAGTGACATCATTTTTTAATAATAGTTCAAAAAAAAGGGCTCACGATGAAAAAATTAACAGTGGCAATTTCTGCTGTAGCTGCATCAGTACTGATGGCGATGTCTGCTCAGGCAGCTGAAATTTATAATAAAGACAGTAACAAGCTGGATCTGTACGGGAAAGTTAATGCCAAGCACTACTTCTCCTCTAATGATGCAGATGATGGTGATACTACTTATGCCCGTCTTGGCTTCAAAGGTGAAACCCAAATCAACGATCAACTGACTGGTTTCGGTCAGTGGGAATATGAATTCAAAGGCAACCGCGCTGAATCTCAAGGTTCCTCCAAAGATAAAACCCGTCTTGCCTTCGCTGGCCTGAAATTCGGTGACTACGGCTCCATCGATTACGGCCGTAACTACGGTGTAGCATACGACATCGGTGCATGGACCGACGTTCTGCCAGAATTCGGTGGCGATACCTGGACCCAAACAGATGTATTCATGACTGGTCGCACCACAGGTGTTGCAACTTATCGTAACAACGACTTCTTTGGTCTGGTTGATGGCCTGAACTTTGCAGCTCAGTATCAGGGCAAAAATGACCGAAATGAAGTAACTGAAGCTAATGGCGATGGTTTCGGTTTCTCAACTACTTATGAGTATGAAGGATTCGGCGTGGGTGCAACCTATGCTAAATCTGATCGCACTAATAATCAGGTTATCTACGGTAACAACGGTCTGAATGCTTCTGGTCAAAATGCTGAAGTATGGGCAGCTGGTCTGAAATATGATGCGAACAACATCTATCTGGCTACCACCTATTCTGAAACCCAGAACATGACTGTTTTTGGTAATAACCATATTGCCAACAAAGCACAAAACTTCGAAGCTGTTGCACAATATCAGTTCGACTTCGGCCTGCGTCCATCCGTTGCTTACCTGCATTCTAAAGGAAAAGACTTGGGTGTTTGGGGTGATCAGGACCTGGTTGAATATGTTGATGTAGGTGCAACCTATTACTTCAACAAAAATATGTCCACTTTTGTTGACTACAAAATCAACCTGATTGATAAGAGCGATTTCACGAAAGCATCTGGCGTTGCTACCGATGATATCGTTGCTGTAGGTATGGTTTACCAGTTCTAATTTGATTACTAAAAGATATGTTGTGGGGGGGTTTTCCTCCCCCACAAATAAAGGGCTCCCTCAAGCCACTTCCTTTAGAAGCACAACCTTGCTTCTAACTATATAAACCTTCTGTTATATATTACCCTTTATTTTTGGGGGCGTTTCAACGCCCCATTTTTAATAACTTTTAGTAAATAATTGGCGTATTAATTAGAGTTATTAACAACGATATCCATCTCTAACCGGATATCTAATGCCATTAACATCCCTTCAATTATGCCCTCAGCCTTTTGTAACCTTTTCCCGATATAACCATCAGAGCAGCAATGCTTACCTGCCAGTGACATGAATGTCATACCGACTATATAATAATCTACTAATAAATCGTGCAAATCGCTGTTGTTCTTTTTCAGACGGGCCATGCACAATCTTTACTACCGCAATCCACTATTTAAGGTGATACATGGAAGAAGAATTTGAAGAGTTCGAAGAGCATCCTCAGGATGTGATGGAACAATACCAGGACTATCCGTATGACTACGACTATTGATAAAAATCAATGGTGTGGACAATTCAAGCGATGCAATGGATGCAAGCTGCAATCGGAATGCATGGTTAAGCCTGAAGAAATGTTTCCTGTAATGGATGATGGGAAATATGTCGATAAATGGGCAATACGAACGACGGCAATGATTGCCAGAGAACTTGGTAAACAGAACAACAAAGCTGCCTGATAGTGGCCTTTATTTTTGGCATAAATAACAGAATAAACACTGCACTGTGTATTCATTCCAACGAGTGAATACACGGAGCAATGTCGCTCGTAACTAAACAGGAGCCGACTTGTTCTGATTATTGGAAATCTTCTTTGCCCTCCAGTGTGAGGGCGATTTTTTATCTATGAGGATATGAATAGATGTCAAACATCAAAAAATACATCATTGATTACGACTGGAAAGCATCAATAGAAATTGAAATCGATCATGACGTAATGACAGAGGAAAAACTTCACCAGATTAATAATTTCTGGTCAGACTCTGAATACCGACTCAATAAACACGGCTCTGTATTAAATGCTGTATTAATCATGCTGGCGCAACATGCTCTGCTTATAGCAATTTCAAGCGACTTAAATGCATATGGTGTTGTGTGTGAGTTCGACTGGAATGATGGAAATGGTCAGGAAGGATGGCCTCCAATGGATGGTAGCGAAGGAATAAGAATTACCGATATCGATACATCAGGAATATTTGATCCAGATGATATGACTATCAAAGCCGCCTGAGCGCGGCGTTACCGCATACCAATAACGCTTCACTCGAGGCGTTTTTCGTTATGTATAAATAAGGAGCACACCATGCAATATGCCATTGCAGGGTGGCCTGTTGCTGGCTGCCCTTCCGAATCTTTACTTGAACGAATCACCCGTAAATTACGTGACGGATGGAAACGCCTTATCGACATACTTAATCAGCCAGGAGTCCCAAAAAATGGATCAAACACTTATGGCTATCCAGACTAAATTCACTATCGCCACTTTTATTGGCGATGAAAAGATGTTTCGTGAGGCCGTCGACGCTTATAAAAAATGGATATTAATACTGAAACTGAGATCAAGCAAAAGCATTCACTACCCCCCTTCCCTGTTTTCCTAATCAGCCCGGCATTTCGCGGACGATATTTTCACAGCTATTTCAGGAGTTCAGCCATGAACGCTTATTACATTCAGGATCGTCTTGAGGCTCAGAGCTGGGCGCGTCACTACCAGCAGATCGCCCGTGAAGAGAAAGAGGCAGAACTGGCAGACGACATGGAAAAAGGCCTGCCCCAGCACCTGTTTGAATCGCTATGCATCGATCATTTGCAACGCCACGGGGCCAGCAAAAAAGCCATTACCCGTGCGTTTGATGACGATGTTGAGTTTCAGGAGCGCATGGCAGAACACATCCGGTACATGGTTGAAACCATTGCTCACCACCAGGTTGATATTGATTCAGAGGTATAAAACGGATGAGTACAGCACTCGCAACGCTGGCTGGGAAGCTGGCTGAACGTGTCGGCATGGATTCTGTCGACCCACAGGAACTGATCACCACTCTTCGCCAGACGGCATTTAAAGGTGATGCCAGCGATGCGCAGTTCATCGCATTGCTGATCGTCGCCAACCAGTACGGCCTTAATCCGTGGACGAAAGAAATTTACGCCTTCCCTGATAAGCAGAACGGCATTGTTCCGGTGGTGGGCGTTGATGGCTGGTCCCGCATCATCAATGAAAACCAGCAGTTTGATGGCATGGACTTTGAGCAGGACAATGAATCCTGTACATGCCGGATTTACCGCAAGGACCGTAACTCTCCGGTAATTCCGGATGGTTTATCCACGGTATGCGCTGAGGCTTATCAGGTTGTAGGAGTTATGGCAGATGCGCTTGGTGTATTCGGTGATGCAGCAGTACAGAAAGTTCTGGATAACCTGTCACAGCAAAAACTTGTTCACAGAGATGTGCTGCCGTTCTCGCTTCCGGTGACTCCGGATGGTTGGATAAGCTGTAGTGAGCGAATGCCGAAAGAAACGGGTGACATTATTGTTGTTTCGGATGGCATTGTAATGTCCGGGATTTCTTATTCTCGTCGTGACGGGTTCTATATAGCCGCATTGGAGTACGACGACGATGAGCCAATTGGCGGTGTAACCCACTGGATGCCTCTACCAGAACCGCCTCGATTAAAGGAGCTATAATAGTGAACTATTATATCTATTTGTATTAAAAGAGTTTTTATAAAATAAATCTCCCAAAGCATGTAAAAACACTGTTAATCTTAACGTGTGTGAAACGTGAAGAGAGGTGTTGAAATGAGCATTCATGATTTGTGTGAAGATCAAGAGCAATGGGCTATGCAGACCCTTATGGGATCAGGAGTTCTTGCAAGGTGCAGAATCCATAACGATGTAATTTTAGACAGCGGAAATGATGCTTCTTCTGCTTATAAATTAGGAACTTACCTATATCAAAAAGATAATAGCTGCAACTTATTCAATACTCTTACTGAAGCCCGCGACGCAATAAAGGATGCATATGAATCGTATTGTGGGATCGATGATTGCCCACAATGCTCAAAATACATTGACGATTAATAATATGAACAAGTAACTATCCTCGCACTCGCGGGGATTTCTTTTATCTGAACTCGCTACGGCGAGTTTTGTTTTATGGCGATGATAAATGCACTTCCGAGTTACAGGTGAATGGAATGGAGAACCATTCAACAGAGTTATCGAAGCCGAGAACATCAGCGACTGCTATGACCACTGGATGCTGTGGGCGCAGATAGCACATGCAGACGTAACCAATATTCGAATTGAAGAACTGAAAGAACACCAAGCCGCCTGATGGCGGTTTTTTCTTGCGTGTAATTGCGGAGACTTTGCGATGTACTTGACACTTCAGGAGTGGAACGCACGCCAGCGACGCCCAAGAAGCCTTGAAACAGTTCGTCGATGGGTACGCGAGTGCAGGATATTCCCTCCTCCGGTTAAGGATGGAAGAGAGTATCTGTTCCACGAATCAGCGGTAAAGGTTGACTTAAATCGACCAGTAACAGGTAGCCTTTTGAAGAGGATCAGAAATGGGAAGAAGGCGAAGTCATGAGCGCCGGGATTTACCCCCTAACCTTTATATAAGAAACAATGGATATTACTGCTACAGGGACCCAAGGACGGGTAAAGAGTTTGGATTAGGCCGAGACAGGCGAATCGCAATCACTGAAGCTATACAGGCCAACATTGAGTTATTTTCAGGACACAAACACAAGCCTCTGACAGCGAGAATCAACAGTGATAATTCCGTTACGTTACATTCATGGCTTGATCGCTACGAAAAAATCCTGGCCAGCAGAGGAATCAAGCAGAAGACACTCATAAATTACATGAGCAAAATTAAAGCAATAAGGAGGGGTCTGCCTGATGCTCCACTTGAAGACATCACCACAAAAGAAATTGCGGCAATGCTCAATGGATACATAGACGAGGGCAAGGCGGCATCAGCCAAGTTAATCAGATCAACACTGAGCGATGCATTCCGAGAGGCTATAGCTGAAGGCCATATAACAACAAACCCGGTCGCAGCCACTCGCGCTGCAAAATCAGAGGTAAGGAGATCAAGACTTACGGCTGACGAATACCTGAAAATTTATCAAGCAGCAGAATCATCACCATGTTGGCTTAGACTTGCAATGGAACTGGCTGTTGTTACCGGGCAGCGAGTTGGTGATTTATGCGAAATGAAGTGGTCTGATATCGTAGATGGATATCTTTATGTCGAGCAAAGCAAAACAGGCGTAAAAATTGCCATCCCAACAGCATTGCATGTTGATGCTCTCGGAATATCAATGAAGGAAACACTTGATAAATGCAAAGAGATTCTTGGCGGAGAAACCATAATTGCATCTACTCGTCGCGAACCGCTTTCATCCGGCACAGTATCAAGGTATTTTATGCGCGCACGAAAAGCATCAGGTCTTTCCTTCGAAGGGGGTCCGCCTACCTTTCACGAGTTGCGCAGTTTGTCTGCAAGACTCTATGAGAAGCAGATAAGCGATAAGTTTGCTCAACATCTTCTCGGGCATAAGTCGGACACCATGGCATCACAGTATCGTGATGACAGAGGCAGGGAGTGGGACAAAATTGAAATCAAATAATGATTTTATTTTGACTGATAGTGACCTGTTCGTTGCAACAAATTGATAAGCAATGCTTTTTTATAATGCCAACTTAGTATAAAAAAGCAGGCTTCAACGGATTCATTTTTCTATTTCATAGCCCGGAGCAACCTGTGAACACATTTTCAGTTTCCCGTCTGGCGCTGGCATTGGCTTTTGGCGTGACGCTGACCGCCTGTAGCTCAACCCCGCCCGATCAACGTCCTTCTGATCAAACCGCGCCTGGTACCTCTTCTCGCCCGATTCTGTCGGCAAAAGAAGCGCAGAATTTCGATGCTCAACACTATTTTGCATCCCTGACACCAGGTGCAGCAGCGTGGAATCCTTCCCCGATTACCCTGCCTGCGCAACCTGACTTTGTTGTCGGCCCGGCGGGCACTCAAGGTGTAACGCATACCACGATTCAGGCGGCGGTAGATGCGGCAATTATCAAGCGTACCAACAAGCGCCAGTATATTGCCGTGATGCCTGGTGAGTATCAGGGAACGGTATATGTCCCTGCCGCTCCGGGTGGAATTACTCTGTACGGTACAGGTGAAAAACCGATTGATGTGAAGATTGGGCTTTCCCTTGATGGTGGCATGAGCCCTGCCGACTGGCGTCACGACGTCAACCCGCGCGGCAAATATATGCCAGGTAAACCAGCGTGGTATATGTACGATAGCTGCCAGAGCAAACGCAGCGACAGTATCGGTGTTCTCTGCTCTGCGGTCTTCTGGTCACAAAACAATGGCCTGCAACTGCAAAATCTGACCATCGAAAACACGCTGGGCGATAGCGTAGATGCAGGTAACCATCCGGCGGTGGCACTGCGTACTGATGGTGACCAGGTACAGATTAACAACGTTAACATTCTCGGTCGTCAGAACACCTTCTTTGTCACCAACAGCGGTGTGCAGAACCGTCTGGAAACGAATCGTCAGCCGCGTACGCTGGTGACCAACAGCTACATTGAAGGGGATGTGGATATCGTTTCTGGTCGCGGCGCAGTGGTGTTCGATAACACCGAATTCCGCGTGGTGAACTCACGTACTCAGCAAGAAGCGTATGTGTTTGCACCGGCTACGCTGTCCAACATTTACTACGGTTTCCTCGCCGTAAACAGCCGTTTCAATGCTTTCGGTGATGGTGTGGCGCAACTGGGCCGCTCGCTGGATGTTGATGCCAATACCAACGGTCAGGTGGTGATCCGTGATAGCGCCATCAACGAAGGTTTTAACACGGCTAAACCGTGGGCCGATGCGGTGATCTCTAATCGTCCGTTTGCGGGTAATACCGGCAGCGTAGATGATAACGACGAAATACAGCGCAATCTGAATGACACTAACTACAACCGCATGTGGGAATACAATAACCGCGGCGTGGGTAGTAAAGTGGTTGCAGAGGCGAAGAAGTAA